TTAGTCCTTATTTAAATTAGCCTCCAGAAGCTTGATATAATTTTCCAAAGTGCTGATGCGTTTATCCTTCTCCAAGAGTAATTCTTTGAGATATTTGTTTTCCCTCACCTCATTACCGATAGCCACCGTTGACAACACATTGTTAGAGCCAACGATCGTCCCATTTCCGCTCTCTACCCATGATGGTGCTGTAAAGAAGTCATCCATAGAACACTTCAACACTTCACGCAGACGTTCGAGTGTGTCACTGCGAAGATTCTTCGCTTTTTCTAAATGGTTGAGATCGGTCGATTTACTACCGAACATACGTTTTTCGAACTCTTTTTTAGTTAAGCCCGCATCAGCCATTAACTTTCTAATTATCTGACCATTAAACATACTTACTCCAATTAACTAATAATATTTAACCTATTATCGTAGGTATTTTTACTTACTTTCGTTAGTATTTTCTAATTTTTATTACTAACTTTGCAACAAAATTAATAATAAAGATTGAAATATGCAAGAAAAAAACAAAAAAAATGATGAGGAAAATATCATCCTCGCATGGTACAATGAGCTACCACGCAAAAAGAGAAGTAAATTTATGGCCACACTGCAACTGAAGCTAGAGATGAGCCAAAACACAATCTATTCAAAGATGCGCACCAATAGCTGGCGCTCCATCGATAGAGAGGTCATCGAGCAAGTTATCAATGATGGATCATGGGAAAAATGACAGTCAAATGCAACAGCAAACAACTCCAAGCTATCCTCAAAGATTTTGAGGATGCTAGCGTTGCCGTTGACGTGTCCTATGGCACACTCCATAAGGGCACAACAGATTTAAATATGTTCTACGATGACCAGGAAGACGGCATCGTGGCAGGTATTGTTAAATTCAGAATGAAGAGCAATGAAAAAGAAGACTAAGACAAGATCTATCGAGGATGCCATCATCCAAAAGTATCCTGACGTTACCATACACGAGATTAGATATGATAAGTTTGGCACGCGAGTTCTGGCTACAGTGCCAGCAAGAGATGAGTTCGACAAAGACCATATCGTAGAGTGGACCGACAAAGGATACGCCACCGAATGCTACATCGATGGCAGAGACTTCCGAGAGGTCGGTTGGGACGAGGATGAACAAAAGCCAATATATGTTCATACCAAGATGTTGCTACACAACGACACTTTTGACATTAAAGTCGATGCCACCGATTAAATGCCAAAAGTGCGAGGATGGCAGCAACTGCATAAATGGCAGATACTGCCATCCCCTCAAAAGATATGTCGAGTATGAGCCAAAGGCTCCATGCGACAACACATAAGTATTTTGTTTTGAACTCGCTTTGCAATAATTTTGCAAGCAAATTTACAACGGAAAAGAATTATGATCAAAGCAGAACAGATTTATCAAGCTACAGATGATGGTCTCGACATCATCATCTCATTATACCCGGACGCAAAGGAGTGCGTTCAAAAATATTGCACAACTGGCACTCCCAAAAAACACTTTGCCATCCGCAACGAGAAGACACCTTCCTGCAGTCTCAAAAAGTTCAAAGACTGTTGGAGAGTTACTGACTTCGGTGGCGACGGTTCCGCCGAATCACCTATTGACCTCTACATGAGAGAGAAGTGCATAGACCGTTTCCCAGACGCCATCCTGCGATTGGCATCCGAATACAACGTTAGTGACGAACTCAAAAAAGAGGTCAACAAACCTACGTTCACCGAGCGTGAAGCCAACATCAATGAGAAAGATGGTACCAGACCTTTCGAGCTGAACGAAAAGTTCACTGAAGAGGAGCTGAAGATACTGGGTCCAAATGTCAAGCAAGAGCACGTCGATGCGCTCAACTGGCATTCTGCCAAGTGGATAGGATATGTAAAAGACCGCAAGGTCAAGATTAAACACAGCAACGAGCACTACCCTATATTTATGCGTGAATGCTTGGTTCGCCCTGCTGAAGGCGACAAACCAGAGGTTAAGTTCTACAAGATATATGAGCCTCTCAACTACCAAAAGCAGTGGCGATTCTCCTACACCCCAGATGGCATCAAGCCTAAGCAATACATCAATGGCTTGGCCGAGCTGAAGGCTGCCTATCACGAGTTCAACCGCCGTGAAGAGGCTGAGTACAACAAGACCAACACAGACGATTCCAAGCCTTACAAGGAGAAAAAACTGCCAGAGGCTTTCATCTGCAGTGGCGAGCGTGACAGCCTTTGCTGCCGTTCCATGGGCTACAACCCTCTATGGTTCAACTCCGAGACCTACAAGCTCAGTGATGAGGAGTACCGAGAGATTATGAAGTATGTCGAGGTGCTCTACAACATACCCGACATCGACGAGACAGGCATCGCGAAGGGCACCGAGCTTGCCCTTCGCTTCATCGACATCCATACGATATGGCTGCCTTCTTGGCTTCGCACCTACCACGACAACCGTGGCAAGGGGCGCAAAGACCTGCGTGACTGGATGGAGCTGCGCAACACTCGCAAAGACTTCCGCAACCTCATGACACTCGCTATGCCAGCCCGATTTTGGGTCAGCAAGCTCAACAAAAAGGCTAACACCTGGGACCACTACATCGACACGGCGTGCCTCTACAATTTCCTTCGTCTCAACGGTTTCTATACCTTGCACGATGACAATTCGACCATCACAAAATATGTTCGCATTACAGGCAACATCGTCAAGCTCATCACCACAAGAGACATCCGTGAGTTCTGCCGCCAATGGGTCATCGAGAGAGCCGAGAAACGTGACATCCTCAACCTGGTGCTCAACACCCCGAAACTTTCGGCATCCGCACTTGACTCGCTGCAAGAGATTACGCTAGACTTCACCAGCTACACCAACCGCTCACAGCTGTTCTTCTTCCCTCGCGTCAGTGTCGAGGTCACAAAGGATGGCTTAAATGAATACCAACGAGAGGGCAGCTCGCTCAAGAATTATGTTTGGCAAGAGAATGTTATCAACCATAACTTTAAAAAGTTGGATGACATGTTCTCCATCACCCGAACCATCGACGAGGATGGCAGACCGAAGTTTGACATAGAGGTCAAGAGCACAAAGTCCCACTTCTTCGGCTATCTCATCAACGCCTCTCGTACCTACTGGCGCAAAGAACTAGAGTATGCTTTCGAGGATAAGAGCATCGAGGAGAAAGAGGCGTACCATAAGGCACACCTCTTCGATATCGCTGGCGAGGGTCTCACCGACACAGAGATCCAAGAGCAAAAGCAAAACTTGATTAACAAGATTTTCACCTTCGGCTACATGCTCCACCATTACAAGGCACCATCCAGAGCTTGGGCACCGATGGCGATGGACAACAAGATTGGCGAGAATAACGAGTGCAACGGCCGTTCAGGTAAGAGTTTCTTCTTCAAGACGCTATCACTGCTGATGAAAACAGTAAAGTTGTCCGGACGCAATCCTAAGCTGATGGACAATCCACACGTCTTCGACCAGGTGACCCAGCACACACAGATGCTGCTCCTCGATGACTGCGACCGCTATCTTAACACAGGTCTCTTCTACGATAATATTACTTCAGATATGACAGTCAACCCTAAGAACAACCAGAGCTTCACCATTCCTTTCGAGGATAGCCCGAAGATTGCCTTCACTACCAACTACGTGCCGGCAGACTTCGACCCTTCCTCAGAGGCGAGATTGCTCTATATGGTGTTCTCAGATTATTATCACCAGCGCACAGAGGAGAATGACTACCAAGAGACTCGAAGCATCCGTGATGACTTCGACGAGGATCTTTTCTCAAAGACATACACCGAGGAAGAGTGGAATGCAGACATCAACTTCTTCCTGCAGTGCTGCCGATTCTATCTCTCATTAGCGGGCGAACCTATCAAGATCATGCCACCGATGGATAACATCATCAAGCGCAAGTTCAAGGCCGACATGGGTGTTAACTTTGAGGACTGGGCTGCATCTTACTTCTCAGAGGAGAGCGAGCGACTCGATACATTTATCGTGAGAGAGCGTGCGTTCAATGACTTCAAGCAGTTCTCCGGCATCAACAAGGCGACCACCCAGAGCTTCACCAAAAAGCTGAGGGCATTCGTTGAGCTGTGTCCATACATCCAAGAGTTGAACCCTGCCGACCTCTGCAACAGCCAGCACCGCATCATCAGACGCGACCCTGCCAACCCTGACGGCAGCCCTGTCGAGATGATCTATCTCCGAAGCAAGAAGAGTGATGATAAAAAAGAGGATAAACAAGCTAACAAGGCTGATGTCCCTGCAGCTGGGGGTGAATATCAATCCACGATTGACTGGAGCAAGGTAGATACTGATAGTGATAAACCTTTCTAATTACAAAGATTTCATAGGCAGATTTTTGCTGATTTATAATTCTTTTCCCATGTTACGAGGGAGCGATGAGCATTGGCCATCGCTCCCTTTTTCGTTGTCCATGGGCGCTGCTTCGCCTCGCTACCCCTCCATTGGCCAAGGTGATGCCCTGGGTGCCTCGATGGTCCTTTCCTACCCTCCTTCACGCCCCACGTCATCGTTTTCCCCACACCCCTTTCTTTTATTTTATACAAATCCTTTGTAACTCTGTAACATAATGTTGGCGAAAGAGGTAAATAATTAAAAGAGAGGGAATTAAACCGCCTTGCCTATGTTTACAAAGTTGCGTTACAACTTGGTTACAAAGATTTTCAAGTTTGTAACAAGCCCCTTCTCCTACAGGTCTTTGACCTCGACCAAAGCCCAAGTTACAAAAGCTAAAGAGTTACAATTTCTGTATCAGAAAAATGTATCACAAAAACAACATTGATTATCAGCGAGTTATGAATCCTTGTTTGCACGATACAAAAATACAAACTTTTCGGACGAAATTATATCACACCAACTTTACAGACAAAAGTTAGTTTTTACTGATTATCGTTAGTTTTCTCGAAATTTCTTTGTATCTTTGCCCAAAAATTGCATAGCTATATGAATCCAATCGTTTACATTAAAGTTCCTACCCACATCAAGCAATGGGCTTACCGAGCATACGGCGAGCCAGTGGTCTTCCCTGCCATCGGCAACGAGGTGGCTGTGCTCCGCAAGTTCACCAGCAGACCTCCTAAAGTCAACCTATCTCCTATCGACCAAGAGAACATCCAAGAGATGCAGCAGGCTGATGCCAGCCAGCTGCACCAAAGTGTCAAGCATACCTTCCACGACGAGGAGTTCGAGCAGAGCCGATGGCTCACCCATCCCGACGATTACCTGGCCATCGAGCTGCCTGATTCAAAGGCGAAGCCTGTCAGAGAATACAATTACCTCGGTCCACGTGCCAGACGTGCCGTCAAAGAGATGATTTCCGACCTTTTCAAGATGGATCTCTGGGCTTCGCTCAAAGACATCGCAGACCGCTCATGCAAGCTTTCATCTCTCATTTCGGCATGGTGCGAGCAACATGGCATTGGCATCGATTACGAGGATACAGTGCGCCAATGCTTCTACAGAATGCGTGACCAACACGCAAAAAGAGGCATAAATTTAACATCTACAACAAGATTTAGCAAAGATTAGCACAAAATTTTCCGTCTCTGCAAACAACCCCGAACAAAACCGAAATTTCCGTCGATTCCAAACAAACATAAAAACTTCATGCTTATGTCATACATCAAAAACATCATCAAAATAGAGATCGTGAGGGCTGACGACCTCAAGGCTGTAATCTTCCCGGCCAAGCATCTCTGCATCATTCCATCAAGCGCTGTCTTTCAGCAGATAAAGTGCAAAATTCCGTCGAGTTGTGAAATCACCGACAAAATTGAGTCCAAGGTTCGCATTTTCACGTCAAAGTTAACCTTCAAGTCGAGAGAGCAGATAGACGCAGAGGTCCATCCACTCGCCTACAAGATCACTACCGCCGATGGATGCGCCTTCCTTCTGGGCAGAGACCAGCGCCCATATCCCGTGCTCACTCGCACCGAGAATATGCCAAGCTCGCACACCGACTCCTCGCTCATCACTTATACCGTGACATGGTCTGACGTGATAACTCCGCTCCAAATCATCCCATAAACGTTTTTTTATTCTTTTACCTTATGATATAACTTTGCGGTGTAAAAATCGCAAAGTTATATGAAATACCAAATTTCAATCACTGGATACATTGATTCGTGGACCAAGCGCATGGTTCGCGACAAACTTAATGACAACAAGGGCAAACATGTCGATGTTGCCATCGACTCCTTGGGTGGTGAGGTTTCCGCAGGTCTCGCCATCTGCCAGATGTTCAAGTCGTTGACTTCCAGGCTGGCTTCTCTGCCTCCGCTGCCACCATCTGTGCGATGGGTGCCAGCAAGATTCGCATGAGCAAATACAGTTTGCTCCTGGTTCACAAGTGTTCCACCGAGCATTTCATGTGGGAGTCGCTAAACGAGGAGCAGATTGGCTCACTCATCGAGCAGCTACAAAAGCAGCAAGAGAACCAGCAGAAAATCGACAACATCATCGCCAACGTTTACTGCGATCGCTCGGGCAAGAAGCACGAGGATATCGTCAAGGTGATGTCCGAGGCGATGTGGCACACCGTCGATGAGTGCATCGAACTGGGTCTCGTCGATGAGTCCATGGATGGCAAGCCTGCTGAGATTACAGAGCAGACCCAAGACTTCATCAAGTACAACAACCTTCCGGTACTCCCAGAGGTTGTCAACTCTTGGTATGACAAAAAGCCAAGTTTCATAGACCGAATTTTCGGCAAAGATAAATCACAAAACAAAATTATTAATATGATTAAAAAATGGACTCACATCAACAATGTTCTCAATATCGAGGGCATTGAGGCAGAGGATTCAGCCAAGGACTGCACCATCTCTCAGGAGCAGATGCAGAAACTGGAGGATAAGATCGCTGCCGACTCCAAGGCCGTGACCGATAAAGACACAGAGCTTCAGAAGGTCAAGGACGAGAAGAAGGAGTTAGAGACTAAGGTCAAAAATCTCGAAAAAGAGAGAGAGACGACCTGAAGGATAAAGTGAAAGATCTAGAGGGAGAGCCTGGAGGTGACACACATACTGCTGTCGATGACACCAAGGTCGAGGATTTCTGCTCAGATAAAGTGTTGGATGCTTTAAATCAGTTTGCATAATATGGCAGATAATAAATTCATAGCTCCTGCAGATGTTGATGTACAGCTGCAGAATACTGCGAGAACTTACCGCTCGCAGTTGATTACGATGCCTACAAAGGGCTTGGCTCAGTCGCTCAAGTACATGACACTGCGCCCGGGCATCAGAGTTTCAGAGACCGTTGGCGAGTTGCTCGGCAACGCTGAGTTCGGTCCATATGACGAGAACCGTGTTGGCGATGGTGGCGTTAAGATTACGCCTCGCACCCTGCAGGTGTTCCTCGGCAACGTTGACATCAAGTTCTCACCTAACTCGGTTTATTCCACCATCTGGGGTGCCAACAGCATGAGTGGCGATGCACTCAAGGGCGTGCCTATCACCCTTCAGGTGCTCCAGCTCTTGGCGCTCAAGCTGGGCAAGAACCTCAACCTCCACCTCTTCGATGCCGTCCGCAATGCCGAGGGCAAGGGTTCAAAAGACCTTTTCAATGGTTTCGATACCATCGCCAAGACAGAGATGACTAACAACAAGTTGTCAAGCGCTCTCGGCAACCTCATCAAGGTCTCAGACATTCTGGGCAGCGAAGCTTCCATCAGCGACGACAACGCCGTTGACTTCGCACAGGCCATCTGCGAGTCGGCTGACGAAGAGTTGATTGGCGAAGAGAAGCTTTATCTCTACGTGCCTCAGGCGTTCATCAACCTCTACAACCGCAACTACCTCAAAAAGTTTGGCAATGTGCCATACAATACGGGCTACAACCACAACACCATCGAGGGTTTCGACAATGTCGAGATGGTACCGCTCGTCAATAAGAAGAATGCTCCGTTCTTCCAGCTCACCACTCGCAACAATATGCTCGTGGGAGTCAACGAGGCCAACAACAGCGACGAGGAGAAGATCAGCGTGGAGAAATACCACCCTTGGAAGCTCGACTTCATCGCCACCAAGTTCTTCGGCTGCCAGTTCGAGAGCATCAACAAAGAGCGCGCGCTCTTCGTCACCAACGATGGCACCACACCGCTCATCAAGGGTCCTGTTTCAAGAGTGGCATCCAGCACCACTGACGGAAGCGAGCAGAAGAATGCATCAGAGGATACAACAGGCTCTGAGGGCCAGAAGTAAAGTTTCACCTTATTATATATAGGAGATTAAATTATGGCTTGCACAACAAAAGATTTATATAAATCAGTCAAAAAATGTCCTGGGGCTCGCATAGCCCCAGGCATTAAACCGCGTGTTTTCTTCATCCTCAAGAGTCAGATTCTCACTTGGCCAACATTGCCGGCAGCTGATGACAAGACTACAGACCCAGCCACATTGGCTAAATATACTGGCGACTTCACCTTGGCAAGCGATGCCAAGTGGCACAGTCTCGACCTTGTCGATGCCAAGAGCAACTTTACTTCCGAGACTCAGGGCGAGGCTCCTTCAGCTACGTTCCTCAATAAGGGTGAGTTCGTTGTCGGTGGTTCCGATGAGGATATCACAGGTTTCGCTACCATGGCTATCAATGACGAGCTCATCATGATGGTTCAAGACCGCAAGGGGCGTGCCCGTCTCATCGGTTGCGAGGCGTTCGCACCAAAGATTACCGTCAGCCAGGCTTCCGGTAGTGGTGTGACCGATGCTTGCAACACGACCGTCAACACCGAGGCGACCGACTTCTGCCCTACGCCGTTCTATCCAGGCAAGATCGAGTTAGAGTCCGGTGACATCAGCGGTGCCGATGGTTCCGTTTTCGAGGCGGCATAAACGTACATTTGCCCAAATTTTTGCATAACTACATACGGTTTAAACTTCAAGCTTAGGTGGCTCTCGCTTCGTGCCTGAGCCACCTTTGTTCTTTTCTTTAAAAACATCTTATATATGGATCATCAATTCACCAAACAGATACAGGCATGGCTCAATGCCAAGCACGAGAGCGACGCTGATATCATCAAGGGCGCTGACATGCTCTTCCGTCTCAACCGCAATCGCTTCTACCATTTCCGTGCCACCAGACAGCCACAGGTTTATCGCTCCAACATCGAGTATGAGCTGAATAAGTTCCTCAAGATTCGTCTCGACAATATGACCATCGACGAGGTCAGACAGATGAATGCCATGGTGATACCAGAGGCTCAAGCTATCATCGCCGAGGGCGAGCCAGTGGCTACGACCGCAGAAACGACCGACACGACCGAGAAGAAGACCGAGGTAAATGCTAAAAACGCCGATTCCATCGAGGGTGATGGCTCTACCGATGATGCAGAACTGCCGTCGCATGAGAGCGACGGCGTGGCTGTCATCCGCAAGGGCAAGCGCAGCGACCATGAGTTCCTTCCTGACGAGGTGGCAGCTCTCTGGGATGCCAACGCCAAGCGATACAAAGAGATCAAATCGACCTTCGAGACACTCAAGACAATGGAGGATAAGGAGCCTTGCGACCGATACGAGCTTCTCAAGATTCTCTCAGACCTCGACAAACGCTATCGAGCCGATATGCTCACCTACGACTCATACCAGGTCACCACTGCCGACCGTGACCGTGTCGCCAAGGCTAAGCTAGCCGCCAATGACGACCAAGGTTAAGGTCTCAGACCTGCTCCGTCCCATCGCCGACGCTCAGACACAAGCCTACTTCGGCAGACACCTTCACACCCTAGGTCTCATCAAGTGGATTCTCTCCCAGATAGGCCCTGCAGATGTGTGGGTGTCTTCCTATTCCACATCTGAGGAGTTCCTGCGCGGCTTCCGCCTGATGCGCCAGTCGGGCTGCATCCTGTCGGCAACGATGCTGCTCGATGTCAAGGCGAGCAAAAAGACCGTCCAGCTGTGGCGCATGATGCAAACTTGCTTCGATGATGTCTTCCTGGGGCAAAATCACTCCAAGGTGACGCTCTTCCGCAACGACCAGCACGTCGTGTCGGTGGTCACCTCGCAAAACCAGACCTATGGCAGCCGAGACGAGTCAACCATCATCACCACCGAGCCGCAGGTCTTCGCCGACCTCTTCGGCGGTTATACACTTCATTGTGACACACAAAGCTTAAAAATCAATGGAAATTTCTCAGGAATTACTCGAAAAGGTACAACAGCTTGCCGAGATTTTGACTCCGATATCCGAGATGTCCGTCCTTTTGGATATTAACGAGGATGAACTGCGAGAGGAGATCGTGAAGCCCGACTCTGAGCTTCACCGTGTCTATTTTCTGGGCATGGCGACGGTGCGCCAGCAAATTCGCAAAAACGAGCTAGACCTGGCTGCGGCTGGCTCGCCACAGGCGGTGCAGCGCACACACGAATATCTGAACCAAATGCTAGAGGAGATTAAAATATGAGAGAACCTGCCAACATCGATGCCATCATCGAACTGATGGACCGCACACCCGAAGAGATGGATGAGCAAAATGTGCCCGCCCCTGTGCGCGACCGCATTTTGCGCATCCGTGCCCTCTATGCCTGGTGGCTCATCAACCCTCGCAAGACCGACCAAGAGCTGGTCTTCAAAGATATGCACGACTACAAGGTGCAGCGCATGATGGCGTACAACGACCTGCACCTCATCAAGCTCATACTGGGCAACCTGCAAAAGGTCTCCAAAGACTTCGCACGCTATCGCTTCGACCAGATGATACAGCGCACCTACGACAAGGCAGACTCCATGGGCGATGCACGTGCCATGGCTGCCGCTGCCGCCGCATACGGCAAATATCACCTGCTCGACAAAGAGGATCCTGTCGATAACGGCTACGACCAGATTCAGCCTCAGGTCTTCATCCCTACAACTGACCCACGACACTTGGGGCTCAAGCGCATCCCTAACGTGATGCAGACCATCAAGAAGCTCGTCAAGAAATACACCGACAACTCCATGGATCTCGTCAAGATCGAGGCCGAGGACTATGACGAGCAGCTCTTGGAATATACACCAACCGAAGAAGTCAAGGAGGACAAAGCACTATGATAGATCAATATCTCAACCCTGCGCAGATGGAGGTCAACCTCATCTCTGCCCGCGACAACGTGGTCGTGGGCGGTCGAGGCATCGGCAAGAGCATCCTCCACGCCACCTTCAACCTGCGCAACATGCAGCGCATGCCTGGCAGCAACGGCGGTTTCGTCTCTGCCAACACCAAGCGATGCCTCACCAACACCATACCGTCGATGCTTCAGCACTGGGAGCGATGGGGCTTCCACCGTGGCAAGCATTATCTCATCGGGGTCAAGCCTCCCAAAAACTGGGATGGCCCGACCCTGTCATACCGCCCAGCAACTGGGAGAACACCATCTCCTTTTATAACGGTTCCATCGGTACCATCATCTCCCAAGACCGCAAGGGTACCTCCAACTCCCTATCCCTCGACTATCTCGACATCGACGAGGCGAAGTTCATCAACTTCGAACAGCTCAAAGACGAGACCTTCCCTGCTAACCGAGGCAACGTTAACCTCTTCGGCCAGCACTACTATCACCATGGCATGCTCATTACTTCAGATATGCCCGTGACCAAAAAGGGTTCCTGGTTCCTCAACTATAAAAAAGACTGCGACCAGCAGCTCATCGATGCCATCGCCTCGCTCGTGGTCGAGGAGTATGACATACGCAACCGCATCAAGACCTCGGGTCATGTCTCTGGCTATGCCCAGCGCCGACTCAGAGAGATCGGTCAGCTCCTGGCACAGCTGCGCTCCAAGGCGCTCTTCTATAAAGAGTATTCATCGGTCTATAACATCGAGGTGCTCGGCATGGAGTTCATCAAGCAGATGAAGCGAGATCTCCCTGCCCTCACCTTCCAGACCTCCATCATGTGCAAGCGACCTTCCATCTCGCTCGATGGCTTCTACTCAAACCTCAGGGATGCCAACCTATACACGGCTCCCAACCTAGACTACCTCGACGGCCTGGAGTATGACATCGACAAGCTCAAGCACGTTGACTCCCGCATGGATGCCGACGTTGACCCAGACCGTCCGCTGTGCATCGCCTTCGATGCCAACGCCCTCATCAACTGGATAGCCATCGGACAGGACAACCTGCGTGGCGAGGCTCGCTGTCTCAAGAGCATCTTCGTGAAGTATGAGGAGAAGCTGCCCGCCCTGCTCGACAAGTTCATGCAATACTATGAATACCATCGCTGCAAAGAGGTCAACTTCTACTATGACTCCACCTTCGTGGGCAACAACTACGCCCTGATGAATGATGACTTCCATACCTTCATCACCGACTACCTCACCGACCATGGCTGGTATGTCAACGAGGTCTATCTGGGCAACCCGATGGGGCACCTGGAGAAGATGCTGCTCCTCAACCGCATGTTCCTCGGCAAGGCTGATCATCGCTCGATGATCAACAGCGAGAACAACGAAGACCTCCTCATCTCCATCCGTCTGGCCGGTGTCTATAATGGCAAGAAGGATAAGCGAGGCGAGAAGCTGGCTGAGACCGAGGAGGATAAGCTGGAGGCTCGCACCGATGGCTCCGATGCCTACGACACGCTCATGATTGGCATGGAGAAATACCCACAGGCTGATGGCTACATCGCCACTGGCTCCATGCTATAGTTTGATTTCTTTAGAGTACGATTCTTATATAAGTTAGGTGGCTGGCATTCTCGCTTGACCGCCGATAAAGGGAGTGCGCTGTGAAACGTGCTCCCTTTTTTCGTGTCCTTTTGGCTTTTTACATTCCTACAAAAACGTTAACGGTCTTTTACATATTCCGTCTTTCTCAAGGGGACGGGAAGCGGGTTCGGGCGTAGGGCGGTGGGGGGTGCTATCGCCGACAAAGGGGAATTATTTTCCCTTTGAATCCCTAAAACCACGATGAAATCGGGGTTTTCCAATCCGTGGGTGTGGAAAACCTGTCGTAAAACGACACATTTGGTATCTTCAACCTCGGGGTCGAAGCATGCCAAATGCTGCGATTTCATCGCTCCAAGGTATGTTTTTCCTCCTGAAGTCTGAAAAACATGGTGTTTTTTCATTCGCAAATTTTACATCTCTCATTTCATACGCTAGGGTTAAAATTTGCGAAAATTCCAAGCGGTAGTGACCGTGATGGCGCTCAAACGTCGCTAAGGCTTAACAACCAAGGTAAGGCAGAGCCTTTTCTTTGCCCGCTTTTCCTGTCCGAGAGCTTTTCCCTTTAGAGGTCGAGCATTGTTTATTCCAAATTTTGCAATCGTTTTTGTTATTAATTTTATTGTTAAAATTGCAATAAAGCTTGTTGGTATCAAAAAAAATACGTATTTTTGCAGCGTGTTAATCATTAACACAATGTAAATTTAACGTTATACAATCATGAGCAATACAACAACCATTTATACCACCTATCAGCCTGATGGTAGCCCAGTTGTCGCTATCCAAGACAGTGAAAAAGATAGGGTCGCTTTCGCAGGTGTGGTCAACAAAGCTAGATTCTTCAGCATAAGCACAGCAGATAGACTCAAAGACTTGATGACTCGTGCCATCAACAACCGCACACGTGAGCGCAACTATTTCAAACTTTATTGCGACATGCTTGACGGCAATATCACAGAAGAGGAATTTGATAAAGAGATTGAGCAAAACGAGGATAAGTACATCATCAAGCAAGACCATGACGCATCCACCGAAGACATCGAGGTAGCTCTAGAGGTGAGTCCTTCGATTATGGATGTGAAATCTCCAGACGATATGGCTGAAATATTCTCTTTCAGTGAAAAATCAATGCAAAAAAGTATCCGATAATGGCTATATATATTAATGAAGGAGAAATCATCGAGGGTATAAAAGCTGATGTGATTGCAAGAAGGGCTGAATGGAAGGGGCTAAAAAGAGAGCCCATCACAGGTAAACTGATGACTCTTTATGAGCTTGACCGCAACTGCTCTGTAGAAATCGTCGAAGCTTTGGAGCTAGATGAGGAGGGCAAAGCCATGCGTGAACAACTGGGGGTGCATGGCAAGGTTGGCGACAGAATTCAAGGCGATGCCATTAGGCTTTGGGTTGACATCAAGCGAAACGCACTAAAGTTTAACACTAAAGAGGGCATTTCGGGCAGACATGGGGCTAACCTGGTAACAACAAACAAAAGAACCATCGGCAAGCTCAAGTACTCTTTCGATAATTACAAACGATTGTTTAATCACTCGGCTCAAGTCGAGTCTAACATTAAAGCACAAATAAAATGACAATAGATATTCTTGCACTTTGCGACTTTGCACAAGATAATGAGGGTAAACTTACCATCGTAGGCACTTTTGACCATTATGTAGTCAGAAAAGCGCCTTTGCCAAAGAGCACTCTTTTCCTAGTAGCTCGAGTCAAGATGAGCAGCGAGGAAAGCAAGCAGCAACAAGAATTCACCGCACAAGTGACAGATTTGGCTACTGGCAAACCTCTTTTGGGCAGTCCTATACAATCTAAGATTGAACCGCACCCATCGGATGAGTTCCTCTTCAACAATTTCATCTTTGAGTTCTCTGATTTGCAATTCCCTACAGAGGGCAGATACCAGTTTACATTCAAAATTGGTGATGTTGAGAACTCCCTACCTCTTAAAGTGTATTTTCAGAAATAAAACAACCCAGCCCTCGTTGCCCTATCGCATCGGGGGCTTTTTTATGCCCTAAAACATCTTTTTGCGACTTTTTTCAAGCTCCCCGCAAATTTCTTCCCTTTTTTCTTGGCGGTTTCAAATATTCTCCGTACCTCTGCCGACGCTATTAAAGAAGATTGTAATCAATCCGGCTGTGCGACCGTTATCGCCTATGGCTTCGTTGCCGCAGGCTTTTTTTATGCCCGATAAGTTGATCGTTTTCCCGGCTAGGGGAATAAGGTGCGCTTACTATATGGCGGCTGCATGAACCGTAAGATCAGCCAAGAGACCTCACGCCTCTGGCACACCCAGAGCGAGAGCTCTTCACCCTCAAGCAGTCGATAGAGAAGGCTTTCCACGACCTCATGGATACCGTCCACAGGGTCGTCATCTACTTCAACCACGGGGAGGAGAAGGTCTATCCAGACGTGCCACTCATCATGCTCACAACCCTCGATGAGAACAAGGATGCAAAACTTTCCACAAGTTTTCACCAAAAAGTTTGGTCTTCTCATTTTTTCTTATTAACTTCGCACACAAGTATTACACTAAAAACATAACGACATGAAGAAAATACTATTTATTATGGTCATCTCATTAATGACCCTAGTAGGCAAGGCACAGAGCGTTGTTCCTACGGAGGATGGCAAATATCCTGTTTATTGCGACCTCAAGGCATACAACTTTTGGGGAGTCGGCAAGATGAAAGTTATCCTTGACATGGGCGATGTCGCAAATGGCAAGGGAACATTTGAAAGCCTTTACGACAATGATGGCAAGCAAATCAAATTCAACACCGTCATGTCGGCTGTCAATTACATGGCTAAACGAGGTTGGAAACTAGACAAGACATATTATGTAACAGAAGGTGTTGGTAAAACCGTTCTACATTACGTGCTTGTCAAGAACGTGAAGAGCGACAACGAAATTCGCGAGGGTATCTCGACAAAGCCCGAGGAGTAAACTTATTTCTTTCAACAACACACTTCATCACATCATGGCAACATCATTTTACGGCAACATCCTGGAGGAGGAACTGAAGAACAAGGTGGCAGCAGACTGGTTCGCCGCCTATGATTCCACGCAAATCATCGGCAAGATAGACTTTGCCGTGGCTGTGCCTACACAAGATCCGCAGCTCTTCGAGACCGAGTACTTGCTCTGGGCGGAAGCCAAGCAGGGCACCTCGCACGACATCCTCGAATCGTTCATCCAGCTCATCCTCACCATCGGCAAGGCCCGAACCTACGAGGACAAGCTGCCCCCTGCCTTTCTCGGTGCGTTCGACGCCGAGAAGATTGCCTTCGTGCCATACCATGAGGTGATGGACGTGTTCACACAGAACGACTTCAACTGGAACGTCACCCCCTCCGACCACCAGTCGAAGGAATTCCAACAGCTTCTGGGACTGCTCTCCGGGCTGATGAAGAAGCAGCTCGTTCTCTTTCGATACGCCAACGACGAGAAGGAGCTGCGCCAGTTCATCAAGCAAAACTTCCACATGGGCATGGACGGCGTGAAGCAGATACAGGTTACCATCAACAACTTCACCCACATCTACCGCAAGTGGTGCCAGGAGGTGAAGCCATCCATCAACGGCGACTGGGACAAGCTGAAGGAGGCTGGCATCATCGACGCCGATTTCTATCTCGCCGACCTACTCTCTTCCAACAACACCACGCTGAAAGAGAAACTCTTCGTACTCTTGAAATCCGACCACTACGTGCTCGACCGTCGTGTTAACGACGCCGGGCTGGAGAACTACACCCAAGCCATATTCCTAGACCACCAGAAGGCTCACACGCAGTTTTGGAACCGCTACAAGCGCCCTCCTCGCCGCATCTACTGGGACAAGATGGTGGAACGCCGCGACTTGCTCGTGCCACAGGACGTAAGAGAGCGAAAAGGCTCATTCTTCACTCCTCCGCAGTGGGTGGAGCTTTCGCAGGATTACCTGGCAAGGGAACTGGGCGAGAACTGGCAGGAGGAATACTACATCTGGGACTGCTGCGCTGGCACAGGCAACTTGTTGGCTGGATTGACCAACAAGTACAACATCTTTGCATCAACGTTAGACAAGGCTGACGTGGAGGTGATGCATACCCGTATCGCCACCATGAACAAGGCTCTTCGTGGGGAACATGGCGGAAGCAACTTGCTCGACAGCCACGTGTTCCAGTTCGACTTCCTCAACGACCCATTCAACCTCGACAAGCCAGAGGAGAGCAAGCTCCCCCAGTCGCTCATCGAGATATTGAAGGACGAGGAGAAGAGAAAAAAGCTCGTCATCTACATCAATCCGCCGTATGCGGAAGCTAGCAATGGTAGAACATCGAGTGGTACAGGAAGTAACAGAAAAGGGCTTTCATATACTACCATCAAGGACAAATTGAACAAGGAACTTGGAAGAGCAGGCAATGAAATCTTCGCTCAGTTCTTCGCCCGAGTCATCATCGAAATCCCTACATGCGTCCTTGCAGTGTTTTCAACTTTGAAAACACTGCAAGGACCCAACTTCACGGGATTCAGGGATAAATACCGAGCGCAGCTCGGTAGAATTTTTGTGGTTCCTGCCAACACATTCGACAATGTGAGCGGTCAGTTCCCTATCGGCTTCCAAATCTATCATACGGATATAAAGGAGAAGTTTGAGAGCATCGATAGTGATGTCTATGACAGTAAGGCAAAATACATCGGCAAAAAAACGATACACTCATATAATGACGAGAAGTATATCATCAACTGGTTTAGGCAATATTATGACAAAGCTGGTGAAAAGATGGCGTACCTAAGATACTTAGGTACAGATTTCCAAAACAACCGAGGGGTATTTATCACACTCTCGCCATCGCCCAATGACTTAAAACAAGTAAAGGGGACATGGGTTACACCTAAGAATTTCTTGGAAGCAAGCATATACTTTGCTGCACGTCTATGTATTGAACCAACTTGGCTCAACGACCGTGACCAATTCCTTTACCCTAACGATGAATGGGCAAAAGACAAGGAGTTTCAGCACGATTGCCTCGCCTTCATGCTGTTCGCCATGCAGAACCGTATCAGCATCAAGGGTGGCACCAACCACTGGATACCCTTCACCGAGCAAGAGGTGGATGCCAAGGAAGCCTTCAAGAGCCATTTTATGAGCGACTACATACGAGGCAAGGCCAAGACCGAGCAAAAGAAGCAACAGCCTGTGCAGCAAGATTTATTCGCAGATTCCCCTAAAATGGGGGAACAAAATGGAGCAAGTTCTTCATGCCTAACGCACAATACGGCTACCACCCAGCAGCCTAACGCCCCCATCACATTCAGCCCTGAGGCGCAAGCAGTGATGGAAGCAGGCAAGGCTCTGTGGCGATACTACCACGAGCAGCCCGATGCCATCGCCGATGCTGCTCTCTACGACATTCGCCTACACTTCCAAGGCATTAACGAGAAGGGAAAGATGAACACTGGCAGCCTAGACGAGCACTACAACCAGCTCATGGCAGTGCTACGCCAAAACCTGAAGGCACTCGCCCAAAAGATAGAACCAAAAGTATACGAGTATGGATTCCTCAAAAGATAAATTCCGCATCCGAGCCTATGGTCGCACGGAGCTGGCGCAAGCGTACAACCCCCATCTTGCGCCCTCCACTGCATGGCATCGGCTCAAGGACTGGATAGAGCGATACCCAGGTCTGTCTGCCCACCTTCAGGAGCTGGGCTACACCCCGAAGGCGAGGTCGTGGACACCAGCGCAGGTAAATGCCATCGTCACCGCCCTCGGCGAACCCTAAATTCCATAAGGCTCCTTACGCTAGACATCCTTTGCCAAATGTCCTCACGACAATCATACAGAATCGTACTTTCAACCACGGCTCATCGTCACTAACGATGAGCCGTGGTCGTTATAACGCCTATTAATATTCAATTTCGTCCGCTAAACGCCAATAACATTCCTCTAGCCAAATACTTTCCCTATCTTTGCATCGGGAAAAGAAAATGATAGGCTACTATCATCCTAAAGGAAATTTGACGTATAACAACTTTGCGAAAGTATTATGACTTTAACCACTAAAAAAACGATTGATTAACACTAAAAAAAAATTTGTTTAACCACTAAAAAAGAAAGGAAACAAGCGTATGATTAACGTAAGTATTGTAAAGAAGGAGAATCCTCAGAATCGTGAGGAGCCCAAGAAAGCCTATGGCGTGGCACAGTATTCGGAGAAGATGAGCCTCGCCGAGTTTGCCGAGCACATCTCCAGCCACAACAGTGTGTACGACAAGGCTGATGTAACCGCCGTGCTCATCAAGGCGGTGAAGTGCATGAAGGAGAACCTCTTGGCTGGCAAGAAGATAGAGCTGGGCGACCTCGGAGAGTTCTTCGTGACCCTCAGTTCTGTGGGTGTGGTAAATGCCGAGGACTACAATCCTTCCCTCCACGTGAAGAGCGTGAACGTGAACTGGACTCCGGGCGAGAACTTCCAGAACCTCATCGACGAGGCAACCTTCAACGTTGTGCCCGACCGCAAGTCGGCAAAGGCACTCGCCAAGGCCATCAAGGCAGGCGAGAAGACCGTCACCATCGGTGGCGACGAAACTGTCGACAAGCCATCAAGCGGCAGTGGAACTGCATCAGGTGGTAGTACCTCTGGCTCAAACACAGAATCTGGCAGTGGCTCAGGTTCTGGAAGTAGCTCAGGCACAGACGGTGATGACGACAAAAAAGTAAGCTTGGAGTAAGAACAAAGCGATGACAACCCGCAACATTTTTCCAAAGAGAGGGGAAGGTGACGGTTTTGTCATCGCTTTTTTGTTTTATCTGAAAATCCCTACCACCATATGCAGAGAAATACCAAGGAGTGGATACAGTACGGCTCAGCTATCGCCGTGCTCCTCCTAGCCATCATACTGGTTTACATCAGCTACTTCACATCCCAGGCTCGTGATGTCACCGACAACGTGCTCTGGTACTTCGCCCAGTCGCTCATGTATGCCGGCTCCATCTTCGGTGTCGCCATCGCCATCGATGCCAAGTTCGACAATATCAAAAACAAGTTATTCAATCACAATAAAAAAGATGAAACGACAGATTAAACGCATTTTCGTACACTGCACAGCAGGGTCGCAGCGACAGTCCATCGACGACCTCAAGGCAGAGTTCCGCCGCAAAGGGTGGGGCAATCCCGGTTATCACTATGTCATCGCCCCAAACGGCGGCATCCACCAGCTCCTCGCCATCGAGGATGTAAGCAACGGCGTGCAGGGCTACAACTCCACAGCCATCAACGTCGCCTATATGGGCGGCATCGACGCGCAGGGCAAGCCTATCGATAACCGCACACCAGAGCAAAAAGACGCCCTCGTTTTGTTACTTCACAAACTCAAGCAACAATTCCCTTCAGCCCAGATTATGGGACATCGTGACATCTGGGGCAAAGACAAATCAAAGTGGAAAAAGATGTGCCCATGCTTCAATGCCATCGACGAATACAAAGACATCGCATAACTCATTCTCCAATCATTTTAAAAAACAATGACAAAAAAGATTACACCCAAGATTATCATCCAGCTCCTGGCTGCCCTGCTCATCGTGACCATGGTTGCCTTCATCCGTTCCGCCTGTAAAAACAGTCGGCTTCAGGCAGACCTAGACCGCCAGACCGAGAATGTGGGCAACCTCAACTACGACATCGAGTATGGCAAGCTAGGCGACAGCCTGCCCGTGGCAAAGACCAACGCCCTTCAGGCGAAATACTCCGAGCTGCAAAAGCTCCACCTCGCCGACACCAAGCTCATCAAAGACCTCAAGGTCAAGCTCCGAAATGTGCAGTCTATCCACACATCAGCGTCCACCACCTCCGATACGGTCTATCTAACGCCCGAGCCGAGCATCGCTACTACGCCAACCATATCAGGCATCCCAGACTCCATCTACACTTATCGAGACAGATGGCTATCCCTGCGCATCGACATCCCTAGGCGAGAGTGCCAATATGCAAGCCACGACAGTCTCACGACCCTCGTGAGCCGCACCTACAAGCATCGGTTCCTCTGGTGGCGATGGGGCGCCAAGGGCTACCAAGTGCAGATAGTCAGCCACAATCCACACTCCAAGATTGATTACTCGAGATACATAGAGGTGGTGAGATAAAAATAAAAGATTTAACACAAAAAACTTGCTCGTTCCGAATTTTATTATTATATTTGCAACAGAAATAATAATAAACTTTCAAATTATGTTAGGCATATTGATATTTGCAGCGGTTTTGACATATGGGACATACGCATTGTTCCATGTTCTCGGCAAGGTGGGTGACAGCATCAACCATGCGCCTAGCAAGAGTGCGAGAGACCTACCTAAGCTCACCATTGAGGATATGTACAGCCCTAACAACAACTTATCACTTCTCACAAAAACAGATGTGTCATATTTTGTATTAGTAACAAATCAAGCTATTAATAAAGAAGAATTCGTTTTTGCTGACAATCTTTCCAATTTAAAAAATAAAGTTGTCAGACTTCTCAAAAATTACGCTGCACTAGAGGCAGACAAGAAGGAGAAATCAATAACACTCTAAAAATATTGTCCTTGGATTCAATGAGTCCAAGGACTTTTTGTTTCCGCTTTGTCGTATTTTTATTATATTAACGCCTAATGTATCTTTGCCAAAAAATAATATTTCTGATTTTATGGCAAATAATACACAAACATTTACAGGCAGAGTCTTGCTTGATGACAAACAAGCCAAACAAGCTATAGAACAATTAACGAGAGGTCTCGAAGAATTAAGAAAAAAAAGAAAAGAAGCTGTTGCAAAAGGTGAAGATATCAAAGAGTTTGACCGACAGATCAAACAAACTAGTGCATCCATTAATGCGCTAAAGACCAACCAGCAGCAAGTTAATGAAACTCTCAAAAATCTTTCTTCTGCCTCATATAAGGAGCTGAATGTTGCTATGCGTTCATTACAAAAGCAACTTCGATCTGGTGCGATAGAGCGTAATTCTGAGGAATGGAAAAAATTACAAGGGGTGCTCAAAAAAGTAAAGGCAGAAATGCAGCACATTAACGATGAGGGCAAAGTTTCCAAAAGTTTGTTTTCAAGAATGTGGGATGGCCTTAACAAAAACTGGGGTGCTTTCACCCAAATTATAGGCAGTGTCACCACGTTAACACTAACTATGAGAGCAGCAGCTCAAGCCTATGCCGACATGGAGGAGTCGATGGCCAACGTTCGCAAATACACAGGTCAGACCGACGAGCAAGTCCACCAGATGAACGAAGACTTCAAGCGCATGGATACTCGTACGGCGCGCGAGCAGCTCAACGAGTTGGCTGGTTCCGCCGGTCGCCTCGGCATCACCAGCAAAGAGATGATAGAGGAGTTCGTCGATGGTGCCGACAAGATCAATGTCGCCCTCGGCGATGACCTTGGCAAGGATGCGGTCGATAAAATCGGCAAGCTCGCCCAGATGTTTGGCGAGGATAAGACCAAAGGTCTTCGTGGTGCAATGCTCGCTACGGGTTCTGCCGTCAACGAGCTGGCGCAAAGCTCATCAGCCAATGCTGGCTATATCGTCGATTTCACCGCCGATTTGTCGGGCGTCGGCATTCAGGCTGGCATGACCCAGGCGCAGCTCATGGGTCTCGCCTCTGCCCTCGACCAGAATATGCAAGAGGAGGCAACTTCTGCCACCGTCTTCTCCCAGCTCATCACCAAGATGTACCAAGAGCCAGCAAAGTTCGCTAAGATAGCAGGTATGCAGGTCAAGGAGTTCTCCAACCTGATGAAGACCAATGCCAACGAGGGCTTGATGAAGTTCATGCAAGCGATGAAGTCAAAGGGTGGTTTCGCAGAGATGGCACCGATGTTCGAAGAGATGCAGCTGAACGGTACCCGTGCCGTGGGCGTGCTCTCTGCCGTGGCTACACACCTCGACCAAGTGAAGGAGGCGCAAGACATAGCCACAAAGTCGTATGCCGACGGTACCAGTGTGCTCAATGAGTTCAACACCCAGAACACTACGGTGCAGGCTGAACTCGACAAGGCGAAGAAACGTTTCCAAGACCTCACCATCGAACTGGGCGAGAAGCTCATCCCTGCTATGAAATATGGCATCACATCGTTTAGTCTGACCATTAAGGTGATGTCCACGCTCATCACCTTCACCCAGCAACATGCCAAGCAGATTGTTGTGTTGTCCTCATTAATCGCATTCTGCACTGCACTCTGGTACAAAGAGATGATAGCCATCAAGGCAAAGAATACCCTAATGAATATTGCTAAAGCTGTCGAGACAGCATACGCCACCTCCGTTAAGTTAGTCCAAGCAGCGATGGTTGCATTCAATGCGACAGTCGCCTTATGCAAAAGCGGTATGCAAGGTTATATTTCGGTAATGAATGCAGCCAAAGCTGCAAACATGACCAACCCATGGGCTGCACTCGCCACGGTTGTCACCGTGGTTGGTGTCGCCATATATGGTGCCGTCAAGGCTTTCTCCGCATACAACGAGGCGATGCGCAACAACACGCAAGAGGCTAAAAACAACAAAGCTGTTGCAGAGCAGCAGGCTACTCTGGCCAAGAAGGTCTCAGATGCCACCATCGATGAGCGCAACAAGATAGATATGCTCAATAAAATCATTCACTCCAACGCCTACACCGTGGATGAGCGCAGAACCGCTATCGCCAACCTTCAGAAGATTGTCCCGCAATATCATGCCAGCATCTCCAAAGAGGGCAAGCTCTACAACGATAACATAGAGGTCATTACCCAATACATCAACAAGCTCAATGATGCAGCGATGGCAGAAGCCATCTATGAGAAAAAGGCAGAGATCAACAAAAAGAGATTGGAGCTGAAGACGAGAGAGACCAGAATCAGAGGCTCACTCAAAGCTGTAAAAGCCGAACGTGATGCTCATCCTGAGAGATACACCACCGAGAGATATTACAGACCTTCCTTCGGGCCTGGCTCTGAGGGCAATGAGTTCTATCATGACAGCGATGCACTGAAGTCAAACAAAAAGCAGGAGCAAATCCACACAAAAAGACTCCAAAATGTTTTGAGCCAAGAGAAGACACTTGATGCTGAGGACAGAGCGCTCGATGCTACCATCAACAGCAACAAGCAGATAAGAAGTGCGCTGACAACTGTCATTAAAAAGAACACGCAAATCCAAAAGGAGAACGCCGTAGTTTCCACACCTTCCTCTGGTCATACCATGACCGAGAAAGAGCGCAAGGCTGCCGAAAAGGAGAAAAAGAAGCGTGAGGCTGCAGCTCGCAAGGCAGAGGCCAAGCGCAAGGCTGACATGAAAAAAGAGCTAGACGATGCAAAGAAAGCCAACCAAGCCGAAGAACTGGAGGCTAAGACCCTCTACTCTACTGGTCAGATTCGACTCGCCGAATACAACGACCGCATGAAGACCATCAAAGAGCAGGGACTACAGGCTCGCCTCGACATCCTTAAAAAGTATGGCGAGGCTGAGAGCGAAGAGTACAAGCGTCTCAATGCCGAGAAAGAAAACATCGCCGCCGACTATGAGAAGAAGCAGACCCAAGACCTAGCAGACCTGGAGTATGACCGCCAGGTGGCTGAGCAAGCCATCACCGCCGAATACTACAAAACAGACTCTGACCTCTATCACAACGAGGATGCCGTCAACGAGGCGCTCTTCCAGCTAGACCAGACCTTCCTCAAAGAGAAGCAATCCCTTTATCTCAAGTCTTCCGATGAGTACTGGCAGATAGCTAGAGAGATTGAGCGCAGTCAGCAATCACGCCAATACGACCTTCAGAAGCAGCACGACGAGCAGCTCCTTCAGCTACGCCAAGAATATGGCAAGCTAGGCAACGAGCAGCAGATGCAGCTAGAGCTGAAGGGGCTAGAGGATGTCCACAAGGCTGGGTTGGTCAGCGAAGAGGAATATCAGCGCATGAAGATGAACATCGCCAACAAATACGCCTCATACAAGCCCGATGCCAACGAGCAGCGTAAAGAGGATGCCAACACTGCCCTCGACACTGCCAAGAAGATGACCAAGTCGCAAGACGATCGTGGCTCCATGATGAGCGACAACGTCGGTTCCATTATCGGTGGTGCCATGTCTGCCGTCAAGCAGCAAAAGATGGTCAATGACAATCTGGAAAAACTGCGTGACCAAGATCTGATTAGTCAGCAAGCCTATGAGGATGCCAAGGAGCAAATGAGCGACGATACCTGGAAATCAATCGTTGGTATTGCCTCCGCCGCCTTCAGCTGCATGAGCAATATGATGTCGGCGGCTTCCGCCTACTCTCAGGCATGCTCCGACCTAGAGGTCGCCAAAATCGAAAAGAACTACGATAAGCAGATTTCAGCCGCTGGCAACAACTCGGCTAAGAAAAAGCGACTGGAGGCGAAGCGAGACAAAGAGATTGCCGCAGCCAAGACCAAGGCCAACAAAAAGGCGATGACCATGGAGTTGGCTCAGGCGGTGGCTCAGACCGCCACAGGTGCCATCTCCGCCTATTCTTCCACCATGGCTGGCGCTCCATACCCTGCCAACCTCGTGCTCGCCCCTATCTCCGCAGGCATCGCACTCGCAGCCGGCATGCTTCAGGTGGCAACCATCAAAAAACAACACCAGGCAGAGGCGGCTGGCTATTACGAGGGTGGTTTCACAGGTCCAGGCAATTATAAAAAAGAGGCTGGCGTGGTTCACGCTGGCGAGTTCGTCGCCAACCACAACACTGTCAACAACCCTCAGCTCCTCCCTGCCCTGCAGCTCATCGATATGGCGCAGCGCAACAATACCGTCACCTCGCTCACCGCACAAGACGTGAGCCGTGCCATGGGCACAGGCAGCGCCGCCGTCGTTGCGCCAGTGGTCAGCGTCACAGGTGGCGATACCGAGCAGATGGGGGCCTCACTCGATAATGTGGGCTCTACCATCGACCGACTCAACCAACAGCTCAATGCCGGCATCAAGTCATACGTGGTCATCACCGGTCCCGATGGCTTCGACCGCCAATGGAGCCAATATCAAAAAATGAAGTCGAACAAATAAACTTGATAATATAAAGGTTTATGATTACATGCATCATCAATGGCATGGCAGCCTATCCGGCTGCCAGCCAATCCATCAAGCTCACGTATGCCAACCAATACGTCACAGACGATGGCGAATACTCCTATGACATCAATTTTCCCATGACTATCATGGATAACCGCCGAGTTTTCCACAATGTGAGTCGCTTCGATGTCTCAAAATCAACCCAGACCTACAACGACTGCAAGCTCTACGTGAGCGGTCGCCTGGTACTCTCTGGCGTGGGTACCATCATCAGCGTCACCGACTCAGAAATAAAGCTTCAGATAGTGGGCGGCAAGTCCCGCATCAAGTTCAACGACAAGATGACCAAGCACTACATCGACGAGATAGACTTCGGCAAGGCATCCGCCCCAGGCTATACGGTCGATAAGGGCTTTTCGCAGGGCTGGAAAAACATTGGCAAGGTGCAGTCGGTCTATCGCATCGCCACAGACCAAAGCCAGTTTCTTGGCTCAGAGGGCAAATGGTGCTTCATGCCTGTCAGAGACGAGACCAACGATATGATCGCCAACTTCGTCGGAGTTGACAAAACTGGCAATTTCATCGGCAGCAAAAATCCGTACATCAGCAACGTCGCCGTGCAACCCAGCTTGATGTATATCTTCAGGCGAGTCATCGCATACGAGGGCTACACCCTTACACGCAACGACCTCGACCAGACACCATGGAACCTGCTCTACATTGCTTCAGCTTTCAAGACACTAGAGCTGCGCCGCGCTCTTCCCCATTGGACTAGCTACACCTTCATCGAGGAGTTCCGCAAGCTCTTCAACGCCACCATCTACTTCGATGACATCAGGAAGACCTGCCAGGTCGTCAAGTCTTCAGAGCTTTCATCAGCCGACTCCGTTGTGATAGAGCCGCTGGATGAGTACACCACAGACTACGATGCCGATGGTTCGTTCTCCACCTCATCGACCGCTAACCTAGAGTACAATCTGGGTGACTCGGTCAACAGAGGTGATTACGAGGTCATCCCCAAAAAAGTCTTCGCTAATTTCGATATAGTCGATTCCTTGGAGACTGCCGTTGGCACCAGCTTCCAGTTTCCTGCCACTACAAGCGGATGGTCCGAGAAAAAAAAGCGCACCACCATCATCCGCCATCTAGGCAGCGACTATTATATATATGTAGAGGATACCGACGGTAACAAGAGCTGGCAGTTGGCGGGCATCTGGTCGCCACTGATAAGAGACGAGTCATCCGACGATTACACCGACCTCAATATATCACCAGCTGCGCAGGTCGTCGAGAGTGTTAATTTCAAGTCCGTTCCTATATTAGAGGATAATCACAGCGAGTGGCGCTGCCTGCTCTCCATCCCTAACGACAAGGAGAGTGAGGCCAAGGAGACAGACGTTGACGAGGATGGCTACAACTACGTCTCCGTGCAAGATGCCATCGACGATGAGTCTGCGATGGACGAGACAGAGGATGAACAGGAGTGCATGAATATATTTTTCATTGTGCCTGGCAGGGTCCAGAAATATGAGCACCCGTCCAATGGCAACGTCACATGGGTGGGCGAGAAGTCCAGATGGCCGCAGTTCCTTACCGACACACGCATCAATTCCGAGTACAGGATGACATACCCATCTGATACAGATTTCTCCACATTCCCGACTGCAGTGATGGCATCGCTCACACTCAGAGAGGGCTGGCAGGCAGGTATCTGCCTCGCCTCGCTCCACGAGAGCAGTCTAAAGATAGACAACAAAAACTGCTTAGAGGTCAAGTTTAGGTCAGACGACATACCAGACCCATCCAAGATTTACATCATCAGAGGCAAGCGCTTTGTCTGCGAGAAGGTGGAGGTGGAGATCAAGGACGACGGCGTGGAGCCAGTCAAGACAGGTTATTTCTACATGATGGGTTAATATATGATTAAGGTGGGGAGCATTCAGCCCTCCACCTTAATTATATATATTATAAGATTCCCTGATAGTTCTTGATATACTCGTTCGCCTCCTGTATATCCTTCGGTGTGTAGATGTCGGTGATGAGTATCGACGAGTGTCTCGCCTGGTCTCTCACGGACAGCACGTCTGCGTTAGCGCGGAGCATGTTGGTGATGCCAGTGTCCTTCAGACTATAAAACTTAAATCGAGGCGACAGCTTCAAGTCTTTTCTTATGGCCCGAGTCCAGTAGTCCCTAAACATTTTCTCGTTCTTGCGCTCGGGTCCGGGACAGAACCCTTCAGAGAAGAGGTAGTCTTGGCCTGGGTGCGAGAATATGTCAAGCTCAACCATGAGCTTGATGACGTGAGTCGGCAGGGTGATGACTGCATCGTTGCCGTTCTTCGTGTTCTCACCATGGAGAGACAGCGTGTTCGTCTTCACATGTATGTCGCAGATGCGAAGATAGGACATCTCACGAGGGCGAATGAAGAGGTAGTGTATCATTTCGCAGGCTAGGAGATAGTGCTTGTTGTGTTCCATGAGATAGTCCTTGATGAGCTGCATGGTGCAGTCCGGTATCACGTCCCTGTTCTTCTTCTGGCGGTTCTTGATGCGTCCCAGGCCTTCGGTCGGGTTCTTCGGGATGTAACCACGAGCCAGCAGATAGGTGGAGAAGCTCTTGGCCCATGCCAGATAGTTGTTGCGAGTCAGGACCGTGTTGTTGCGGTCGATGAAGATGTAGTCCAGGAATTTGCTGACGTTAGCCCTGTCCCATTGATAGGAGTAGTTGAGGGTGATGTTCTTTTCTTTCTTCCATCTCTCCAGGATTCTGACACGACTGCTGTAGTCCATGTAGGTCTCCTGACGCATGCTTCCCTCGTTGCACATCTTGACGAGATAAGCCTTGTATTTTTCCAGCACATCCTCCCATTTTGTGTATTCCAGAGGCTGCAGAGCCTCTATCCATGGGTTCCAGCCTGCCATGAGCTTCTCGGTGAGACGCTTCATGATCTGGTCTGCATAGATACGCTGGTTGCGCTTGCCCTTGATATGGTCAAGCATGATTTTCTTCATTCTCATGCGGTTGAGCGTAGGGTCAAACGCCAAGAAGGAAATATAACATTCTGATTTCTGGTGAAAAACTGGAGGCTTCCAGCCAATGACACTGCTTAATATGGTGTCATTCGAATTTGGGGCATAATTTTTTTTAGCCAT